TTGGCCTCAATCGGTAGTGAATACTATACAGACTCAAGTTCCAATTACAACAGAGCAATCACTTCTTCAGGAGCTGACATCAATGCGTCAGTAATGACGCAACCACTTCTTCAAATTCCAATTTGTTTTAATCAGAGTTGGATTCCCACAAAAATTTTTTGGCAGAACAGCATGAAGCAATGTAATTGGGTGGCGTTTTACGTCATCCTACCGTTGATGGGAGTTGAGGGAGACTCACCCTCTCTTCCTATTCGGATTACAGTGCAGTTTGAAGGGCTGGAACTAGCGTGTCCAGTCAAACCCATGACGAACGCAGACTTGTTTCAACCGTGGGTTCCCCGCGGTAGAGAATTGACAGGACAATCAGGACCAGAGAAAACTTCGTCGGTGGTTTACTACCCACGGAGTAATGCGTTTGCGAACTATGAAGAAGGAACAGAGATTTTGAAGAATGTGGCTGGGGGGGCAACTCCCCAATCATTGATTCAAACGACGGAAGATGCGATGGACATCAACATGTTGATGTCCAAACCTGGTATCATGGCTTATTTTCCAATCACAACTGACATGGAACCAGGAAACGTCATTTACACACGACGCGTCACACCAATTCAAGATTCTGAGTATGCTCGTCCAACAACTCCTCTCGCGTATTTTGCGCGATGGGGAGTTCGTTGGAGAGGAGCGTTGAGGTATAAGTGGATGATTGCGAAGAACGTGTTTTCGACATGTAAAGTCGCGATTGTACAGATGCCTTTGGACCATACCTACACACTTGACACTGATTACATGAATTATAACCATGTCATCTTTGATTTGAAGGAAGACAGTCTCATTGAATTTGAGATGAGTTTTCTTTCAGATCACCCAACTCTACGTGTCCCCCATCTTTTCGGACCAATGAGTGGAGGATATAATGAGGGAGGAGTCACTTTTGGCTCCCAACTTGTTATCATTCTCCACACAAAATTGCAAACCAATGCAACCATGCAAAGTACACTTAATACGGCGTTGTGGGTGAGTGCTGGTACGGGGTTCACCCTGTACAACATTCACCTACCAGACTATACAGCCGCG